GCCGATAAAGCCAGAACCCAAAGCGGTGACATTCGTGGACTGTGCGTTGCCAGTTGTTGTAATGTTTTGGCTTCCAAAATCCGGTGCGATTTTGGTTCCAGCAATCGCCGCATCGCTCTTTACGTCGCCGTTGACAATGTCAAAGACATCGCGTGCATCATTGAGGCGGGCCGGTGTGACCGTATCGCCAGAGGTGAAGGTATATTTGTAGGAGGCCATATAGGTTATGCTGCGGATCGGGTTTCGGTCGGAGGCTGGCTTTTGGGGCTGGCCTCAATGCTGGCGGATCTAATTTCCGGCCGCCCACCGGAGGTTTCGTAAATGACTTCGGCGGCGTGCGCTTTGTAGCGCACCGGAGACTTCATGTTGTAGTCTTCCAAGCTGCCGGTGCTATTGGTCAGCGCGCCCACCGTGGTCTCGGTGTCAGGGTTGATGGTCTTTATTTTGGTGCTGACGCTGGCGCCTGACGGAATGACCACATCGGCGATGGTGCGGAGGAACCGCTTGGAGTGCATGTCGCCGAAGTCGTATCGGCGTGTCTTGATGCTGCCGACCACCGGATTGCTGCCACTCAGGCTGCTTTCTGATTCGTCGTCCACGGCGGTATTAACTTCTTCCAGCAGGTAAATGTTGCCGGAACGTGGGATGCTGAAGACGCGGCGCTGGTTGTTGTAGGTGGAGACAAGGATCTGGTTGACCGAGGCGCTACTGGGATAGGTGTCGCGGTATTCCCATGTGTCTGTCAGGGCGTTCCATGCGACAACGAGCTGGTTGCCATCAAGCGGCTCGGCGCTGGTAGGAAGCGCGACCAAATAGCGGTTGTTGTGCCAGATCCCAAAAGCCGACTTCTCCACGCGGGCCTGCACCACTTGGCTGAACAGGTCGGCGATAGGTTCGCTGAGAGGCTTGGTGTCGCCGCGAACCTTGAGGTCTAGGGCGCGGTCTAGGCGGTAGATGCCTGCGTCCGAGAGGAAGAAGACAAAGTTACCGGCGGTGACAATCGTGTTCCTTGCGCTGCATCCGATCTCGTTGGTGAGGAGCGTGAGCTGTGACACCGGAGTGTCTACGGAAAAGTCGCTGCCATCGGTTGAGGCGAATTGATTGAGCGTGGCGAGCCAGATGGATTTCCTGCCAAAAACGAGAGCTTGTCCCTCAACCCACGGATGGACGGCGACAATGCGGTCATCGCCGCCCGCTCCAGCGCGGAAGCTATTGAAGAAAGGATCAAACAAATCTGGGTCGAGAACGTCCGAGATGCCCACCGTGTCGCGGTTCTTGGCGATCCATAGGCGGTTGTTGTGGTAGCTCGCCCAGCCAACGCTCGGCATTTTGGTATAGCTAACGCCCTCGGACGGAACGCCTGCGGGCGCCCTGACAAACGATGCCGTGATGCCATCCCAGTAGATCGGGGGCTTTACTCGGCGGACCTTGATGTCAGCCACAGCGGCATTGTCCGTTCCGCTCGGCACGGTGATTTTGAAAGCGTTGGTCGTTGGCGCATCGGCGCCGCCCAAGATGTCGTATTCGTGGCCGTCAAATGCAGAGACCGTCGATCCCTCGATGCGGACGCGCATGCCTGCCGTCAAGCCGTGTGCGTTGACGTTGACGGTCGCCGTGGTTCCGCTGACGGTGATGCCGGACGCGGTGGTCAGCTTGTCGCTCCAGCCGCTGACGGTGCGATCGGCTTCGCGGAGGATGTAAAGTCGGTCGAAGGCTTGCACGATGCTCACCGTGTCGGTGGCCTCAACGGTCTCGTCTGGTGAGGAAGGGTAGCCGACATCGTCTATCGCCACTCCCTGCCGGTAGAAATACGCCTGATCGTTACCCGCCAGAACAATGTATTCGTTCGCATTGTTGTAATTCTGCGAGGCGAAGACACCAGCGGCGTATAGTCCGCCAGCGTAAGTTGAGCGGACAATCGGACCCCTGTTGGCGACGAGCGTTCCGGTGGCATTGTTGGCCGGTGCTCCGGTCATCGCGTAGGTGAACTGCGTGGTTGATGTCACTGTCACCGAGAAGTCTCCGTTGTAGAAGGCAGCGTCTGGCCCTGTTGCTCCACGGATGTTGACTTGGTTGCCGGTGACGTAGCCGTGGGCGGCAGACGTTGTGACCGTGGCAATGACCGGAGGGCCAGCGGAGAAGGCGATGGTGCTTATGGAAACGTCAGCACCAAGCGCGAAGTTGAGCGTCAGCGGCGCGTCTGTGTTTCCGATAGACGTTGTGAGGCGCTTGGCGCCTTTTCTTGTCTGTGCGACTCCGCGATCCAAGCGCATGTTCACGCTGTCTTGCAGCATTCCGGCGGGCAAGGTCAGCGGGTTCAAGCGGCTGGCGAAGCCGATGAAGCCGTTGTCGCCGGCGCGCTGGACTGGAGATTCGAGGGACATGGGGAAGTCGTCAGTCGTCAGTTGGCAGGCGTCAGGGCAGAACGGAGTCTGCTCTTAAAGCGGGCGGCGTCGGCGGGGCTAATGTCGGTTTTGCGGGTTGGGGCGACTTGTTGGTGGGTGAGGATGAGGTTCATCGGGATGTTCCATTTGCGCATCCGGGGGACGAGGTATTCTAGGGCGCTGTTCATGGCGGCTTCGCCGAGGGGGTCTTCGTAGGTGTTGCCTTCCCAGGCGACGCCGAGGCTGTAGCTGTTGCAGTCCGGAACGCCTTGCCATGAGCTGATGCCTGCATGCCAGCAGCGCGCCGTATCGTCGGCGAGGACGGTGCGGTTGCCGTTGCGGGCGATGATGACGTGGTAGCTCACTTTGCTTTCGGGGTTCATGCACCAGCTCACGCTGCCGTTATAGCTGCCCGATGTATGGTGCAGGACGATCATGGTCGGCGTGATGGGGCGTCCGCTTTTGTTCGGGGTGTTGAGACGGCGTTCGTCGTAGGCTTTGCTGACTGCGGGTGTGGAGACGGTTGTGGATGCGGATGGCAAGCTCGGCGAGGCTGGCGCTGGGCCAGTCGCGGACGGCTTTCCAAATAGTCTCTTGATCCAGGTCCACATGGGTTACTTCGCGTAGCCTTTGGTCGGGGGATTGACCGTGACGGTGGCTTGTTGCTTGAGGAAGTCGTAGCCGACGGTGACGCATCCGCTCATCGACAGGGCGATGAGCGCGAGGGCTGAGACTTGGAGGCAGCGGCGGGTCCGGAGGCCCCGCCCTACCTGGTCGGCTTGCGGTTTCATCCTTCGTCTTAGAGCCGTGCCGAATTATCCTTCGCAACAATTAGTCCCCAGCCGGCGGTGATCGCGGCGAGGTGCATTGCCAGGTCGCCGACGGGCGTGCCTTCGAGGACGCTCTTGGCGACCGTGAGGGCGCTGATGAGGATGGTGATGACTCCGAGGATGGTCGTTTTGATATTACGCATGGTTTTGTTTCTCCTTATGATTTCCGGCGGTAGTCCCGGATGACTGAAAGTAGGGTGACGAGGCCGATGGCTAGGCCGATGCCCAAGCCAGCGACGCGCAGGTAGACTTCGAGGGTCTGCATGAAGGACACGGCGACGGTGCCGGTGGTGGCGACTGTGCCGAGCAGTCCCCTCTCCAAGGTGCTAAGTGTGGAATGCTCGGCACTCATGGCTATTTGCGGTAGGCGATGACGCTGCCGGCGTGGAGTTTGATGGCGGTGAAGATGCCGTCGATCGTCGTGCCGGATGGGATGGCGGTGGCGCTGCCACTGGTCACGTTGGCGATGCCGGTGCTGTTGCCGGTGAGGACTTCGAATTTGGTGGCGTTGTCCAGGCTGTCGATGCTGACGAATTCGCCGGTCACTTGGGTCGTGTTGGCGATGAGGACGCTGCCGTTCTGGCGGTTGGTTGTTCTTACGTTAGGGTGCATGTTGGAGAGTTGAGCGTTGAGGGTTGAGAGTTGAGGGTTTGGAAATACCTTCGTTAGCTTCGTTAGCTTTTGTTAATAATGTCCAATCCGGGCGGACCAGGCTTGGGGTTGGTTTTGTTGGAAGTAGAATTTATCTCTTTCGGTCACTAGTTCGTTCATGGCTTTTTCTTCCATGAGGGTTGATTTCGTGAGCTGGCCGTCTTCTTCGAGAAGCGAGGCTGTCAGGAGATAACCGACGGCTTTGCTTAGGACGGCGGGGACGGTGGCGGTGAGGTTGCTCGTGGTGTAGGTGTCGGGGCGGAGGCGGTATCTCACCCAGGCGGTGGTGGGGATTTCCGCGTCGTCGGGGAAGCGGATGCTGTCGCCGAGGAGGCTGTATTGGAGTTCGCGGGGTGAGGCGGTTTTGT